GACTCAGACACTGAGCCGTCAGCTGATGAAACTGATGACGCTGTCAAATTCCTGCGAAACCGTCGCAAAGCTCAGAAAGCTGCAAAACTCATCAATGAGGTGCTTGCTGACATGGCGGTTGACGCAAAAAAGCATTACTAACCTATCAATAATCAAACTATTATTATGGACTCAGAACAAATCAAAGCTGCTATTGATGCAAGTATCGAAAAGAATCTTGCAACAATCGCAGGTGAAAAAACTGCTCAGGTCGTGAAAGAGACAGTACGCAAAATGCGTCTCGACCGTGAACTATTCGGACGTGACAAGTCAGGTCTTGACGAGGAACAAAAGTCTGCATTCGCTGCTGACATGATTGCAATCGGAAAAGGAACTTTCGGGGGTGGGTCATACAAGGCTGCATTGCTTGAAACTGTTGACTCACAAGGTGGGTACACAGTACCTGTTGAGGTTCACCGTGGAATCTTGCGAATCGCTGCATCAAATGGATATGTGTTGCGAGATGCAATGAAATTCCCGATGAGCACTGACGAGATGAACGTGCCACGATACGCAGGCTCAGACCTTGAGGGTGCGTACTACACAAACGATGACACTGTTGGAACTGAAACAGACATCACTTTCGGAACTGCAACACTTGCAGCAAAGACATGGTACACAATCTTTCGTGTATCAAACCCGTTGCTCGCTGATGCGTCAGCTGACATCGGAGACTTTTTGCTCGCACTAGCAGCTGAGGGTCTTGCGAACATGATTGACAAGCAAGCATTCGCAGGTACAGGGTCACCGTTCACAGGTCTGCTTGCAGACGCAAACGTGACTCAGTACGCAATGGCAACAACTGCTGATTCGCACGCTGACTTTACAATCGACGATGCTGAAATGGCTGTTGCAAACCTGCCTGCATCACTGCATCAAGGTGCTGCATGGTACATGCACCCGACAATGTGGGCTCACCTCAAGACTCTTGAGGACACAGCAGGTCAAAAACTGCTAGGGCAAAACAGCAACGCTTTCGCTGCTGCATATCAGGTTGACGGTATCAAGCCGTCAGGTGTGCTTGCTGAGTACCCTGTGTACTTGTCTGCTCACTTCCCTGCATACGATGCGGGAACTTCACCCGAGGAATCATTCATCGTTTTCGCAAATCTGAACAAGGCAATCTTTTTCGGAGACCGAGAACGACTATCATTCGCAAAATCTGATTCTGCGACTGTGGGGGGCAAGAACGTGTTTGCTGCAAATCAAACTGCATTCCGAGTCACTCACCGTCACGCAATCACAGTGGGCTTGCCTGCTGCTGCGGTGGTGGTATCAACTGGTGCGACTTCATAGTCAAACTGTTACTGAGAGCATTCGTGCTCTCGGTCATGAGCATCAAAGGTGACCATGACTGAGGGCACGAGTCTCGCATCATTATCAATCAAACACATCACACAATCATGAAAAACTACAAAACACTTGCTGCGATTGCATCATCATACGGTCGAGTGCCGAAAGGTGCTGTCGTTGCCTTGTCAAAGGCTGAGGCAAAGCGGTTCGCTCGTTTTCTTGAGGTAACTGATGCAAAGGTGACCGATGAAAAATTCCTCGGTTCAACCAATGCTGACCTCGAGGCAACAAGTACACTTTCAGGCGATGCAGCTGCATCAACAGGTGGTGACGACGATTCAAACGACGACGACTCATCTGACGATGATTCTGACGGTCTTGATGAAATGTCTGCTGCTGACTTGAAAGCAAAAGCTGCTGAAATGGAACTGCCGACATCAGGGTCAAAGGCTGCTCTCATCGAGCGAATTCGACTTGCAACTGAGTCTGACGAAACTGACAGCGAGTAATTCGTTGCATAACTATACCCACGAAATATGTCTACAAAAAACTATGCACTCACAACAAAAGAACGTGTGAAAGCTCGGCTCGGCATCACGAATGCTGATGTTGATGACACTGTCGTGGGTATGACTTACGCAGTGACTGACCTCATCGAAAAGCATCTCGGTCGACGATTCAAAAAGACGACATACACAAACAAAATTTTCAACGGTCTGAATCAAAACCACGCTGTTGACTTTTTGTTGCTGCCGAATGCACCTGTGACAGCTCTCACGACGTTTGAGAGCAATCAGGGGTCACTCACAAGCCCGTCATGGGCTGCTATTGATGCAAACAGCTACTATCTCGACGAACTGCTCAACGGCATTCAAATGGTGGGGGGCTTTTTACCTCGAGGGCATCAAAACCTGCGAGTGACATATACGGGCGGGTACAAAATCGACTTTGCAAACTTTACTGACGACGCACTGCACACGCTGCCTGCTGACCTCAGTGACTTTGCTGAGCGACTGTGTGTCAAGCTGTACAACAAACGCAGCATCGAGGGTCAAAGTACATCGAACTTTGCTGAATCAAACATCACATGGGAATCGCTCATCACAGCAGCTGAGTGGGCTCTCATCGCACCTTACAAGCGAAACCATGCACTCGGGCTATGAGTGTAGCAATCAAAATCGAGCTCAGGAATGAGTCAGCGGTCAAAGCTGCACTCAAAACCTCACCGATGAAAGCTGCTGAGTATCTGACAAAGGGTCTGCATGGTGCAATTTTCAGACTACATGAGGAATCTCAAAAGGCTGAAAACCTGCAATTCAAAAAGCCGACTCATACCACTCGGGCATCATTCGGGAAAGGTATCGAACTCAAGCACCTGTATGGGTCAATCAGACCGACGACATACTACTCAGTGTTTGTGCATCAGGGGACTCGATTCATCAAGTCAAACCCGTTCATGAAACGAATCGCTGACTCAGGTGAAAAGAACGTGAACAAAGAAATCAACAATGCAATGGACGCATTTATAAAAAATATATGATAGCTGCAAACCTCAGAACAAAAATCAAAGCAATACTCGACACACTCGTTGTCTCGGGTGACTTGTCGCTTGTGCTCAACCGTTCATTCAAAGCACACCCGCTTGCTGACCCGAATCTGACAAAATTCCCTGCTGTGATACTGCAACCCCCGTCATTCGAGAGCATTGAGCTCGATACAGCAACAAACGAGCGAACATATACTTTTGACATGGTGGTCATTATGAAAGGTGATGACATCACAAGCATCGACCAAATTGAGACCCTCGCTGAGACAATCTCAAACGCTTTCGATGATGACTTCACTCTCGACGGTGTCGCTGAGGGTGGTGTATCACCTGCGGTCTCACCGATTGAGCAAGATGAATTCAACGGTGCACAGCTTGTGACATTCGTTGTCACAATCAAACCTCGGGTCTGTTATACTATTACTAGCTAATCAAAGAGCTACAAAAACATTATGAAATCAGACTACAAAAACAAACAAATCACATCTGAGAGCAAAGGTGTCAAAGACAAGAGCTCAAAAAATGTGTACAACTTCACACCCTCAGTCAATGCCCCTGCGATGAGCATTGAGGCTGATTCAGCACGAGAGGCTGAGGAAATTTATCAAAAGAAAATCGCAGCATTATCAAACGCTAAATAACAACAATTATCATGGCAAAATCAACAGGACGTACAGCAGCTTTCGGGCTTGCAAAAGAGGCATCACGAGGAACGGCTGAGACATCAGCTGACGTGTGGATTCCTCGACTTTCAGTCAGTCTCGACGACAAGACTGAGTCAATCAATGACGAATCAGCTCTCGGGGTACTCGAGGACGCACCAAACGCTGACAATGTGAAAACATCAGCTGAAATGAGTCTTGAGGGGAACGTGAGAGACAAATCAGTCGGGTATCTTTTGCTCGCTCTTTTCGGTGGTGTGTCATCAGCAGCGTCAACACCTGCTGCGGGTTCAAACACTCACACATTCAACCTCGCTCAGTCAGCACAGCAACAAGCATTCACACTGTTTTCAAAAGACAATGTGCAATCTTACAAGCACGCTCTCGGGGTACTGACATCATTCGGCATCAGTGCTGAAATCGGTCAATATGTGAAATTCACATCAGGATTCAAAGCAAAGGCGGGTGAAACAATGGCTGACCCGACACCGTCATACTTGACTGAGAATCTATTTTTGCCGAAAAACATCACAGTGAAATACGCAACAGCTCAATCAGGGCTCGATGCAGGTACTGAGGTGAAAGTGCAAAACTTCAATCTCTCATTCGACAAAGCGACTGATGAGGACATCGCACTCGGGGACTCAACACCTCAAGACTTTCTCACAAAAATGTTTTCATGTGAGGGTGAAATCGAAATGCTCTTTGACGCTGAGACATTCAAAACTCAGCAACTCGCAAACTCAAAAATCGCACTGCGACTTGATATGCTCAACGACACAACTGACCTCGGCTCAAGTAACTACCCGCAGCTGACTCTCGACGTATACAAGGCTCACATCAATGACTTTACTCGAAACTATGGCAACGGTGACCTCATCAGTGCATCAGTATCATTCAAGGCATTGTACTCAGTAGCAGACGCAAAAATGGTGCACGCAATCCTCATCAACGGGCAAGCTGCATACTAGTCGCACAATTATTCAAACCATAAAATCACATCATCATGCCAATACTAAAAGACTCACGAAAAACAACTACACTCAAGCTCAAATCATACGAGGGGGCTGAGGTTGAAATGTACACCTCACTGCTAGTCGGTGAGATTGAAAACTTTGACTCAAACGCCTCACCAATGTCACAAGCATTGTTCATGCTGCCGATTCTCATCAAGTCATGGAATTTTACCGATGAGAATGAGCAAGAGCTGCCTGTGAACGCTGAGAACATCAAAAAACTCGATGTGTCAGCACTCGAGGAAATGACAGCTGTCATCGAGCAAAACAAATTCGAGGCAAAAAAAGGCTAGCCCCGTATGCGAACTTGTGTCTCGATATGGGGTGGACTGAGAGCGAGCTGAAAAGCAACTCTCAAGCGTACCTCGAGGCACTCAGTGACGCATTGAAAAAGCGAAATCAAGAGTACGCAAAGATGAACAAAAAATAATCTATGGCATCAGACAACACCAAAAAAATTGCAGTCGTCATCACTGGTGAGAATAAAACTCAGCAAGCCTTTCGAGGTGCATCACAGTCACTTGACGGGCTCAAAGGAAAACTGCAAGGCATGTCTGCTACATTCACGAAAATGGCTGCTGTTGGTACAGCAGCTTTTGCGGGTATTGCATACGGGGCAAAGCAAGCAATCGACGCAGCTGCTGAGGGTCAGCGTGCTGCTCAGACGTTCGATGCACTCAACAAATCAATCGGGGCAATCTCAAGTGAATCAATCGAAAAGCTGCGAGACTCAACTCGAGGCATGGTTGCTGACACTGACCTCATGCTCGCAGGTAACAAATTCATGGCAATGGGACTGGCGACATCTCAAGATGAAATGCAAAAACTGGCACAAATCTCGACTCGTCTCGGTACTGCTATGGGTAACGGTGCAACTGAATCAATGGAAAACTTTGCATTGATGATGGCGAATCAGTCAATCTTGCGTCTCGACTCATTCGGTATCTCATCAGGAAAAGTGCGAGAGCGAATCGAGGAACTCATGGTCTCAACTGAGGGCATGACTCGAGAGGTGGCTTTCAACACTGCCGTCATGGAACAAGCCGAGGTGACGATGACGAAACTCGGTGACCCGATTGACACAGTAGCTGACCGAATGGACAGAATGAAAGCGGGAACTGAAAACCTCAAAGGGGTCATCGGTGAGGCTCTTTTGCCTGCTGTTGAGCGTCTACTCATTGCCGTCACACCAATCATCGAGAAATTCTCGGTGTGGGCTGCTGAAAACCCGAAACTGCTCGGGCAAATCATCATCGTTGCGGGTGCTCTCGCAGGTCTTGTTGCTGTGCTCGGTATCATCGGGCTTGTGTTGCCGACAATCATCACAGGTGTACAGCTGCTCGCTCTCGGGTTCGCATTCTTGCTCTCACCTATCGGGCTCATCATTGCTGCAATCGTTGCGATTGTGGCTGTTGTGATATGGTTCGTCGCAAACTGGTCTGAGAATCTTGAGACAATCAAGTGGGCATGGCAAAACTTTCTCGACTTTCTCGCACCGATGCTCGCATGGTTCACAAATCTTTTCAGCTCAATCGGCACAGCAGTCGTGAGTGCTTTCACTTCAATGTATACATTCGTCGCAGGTATTTTCACAAAAATGGGTGAACTCATCTCAGGTGTGTGGAACAACATCAAAGAGGGTGCAGTCATCGTCGCAAAAGCAATCGCATCGGCTTTTGCAACCTACATCAACGGCATCATCTCTCTTTTTGAATCAATGGCGAACGGGGTCATCAGTGCACTCAACTTTTTGATTCGAGGCATGAACAAAATTCAGGTGAGCATTCCCGACTGGGTGCCAAAAATCGGGGGTCGCACATTCGGTGTGAACGTCGAGGAAATCGCTCGTGTGGACATTCCACGACTTGCTGAGGGTGGTATTGTGACTCAAAGCACACTCGCAAACATCGGTGAGGCGGGTGCTGAGGCGGTGATTCCACTCGACAAGCTCAAGAACTTCGGTGTCGGTGGCGGTGGTGTAACAATCAACATCAACACAATGGTCGGTGAGCGTGAATTCGCTGAGAAAATGGGTGACCGAATCATTCGAGAATATCAACTCAACACCCGATTCGCAAACTAAAAATATCATGTCAACAATCCTCACAATCAATGCTGTCGACCGTACATCGAGTATTGTGTCGACATCAATCAGAAAAAAAGACAACCTCAATGAACGAGTCGACTCGTTGTCTTTTGAGGTGACTACTCACGCAGCAAAAACATTCGTGCCTGCAATCAATCAAGAGGTGACACTCACTGAGGGTGGCACAAAGGTATTCGGTGGTGTGATTGTGGCAATCTCTCAAACTACTGAGCGAAAAATCGTGCGGTATGACATCACCTGCAAAGATTATTCTCAATATCTTGACCGAAAAATGGTCACTGAACGATATGAGAATGAGACCGTGTATGAAATCATTGATGACCTCATCACAAATTATGCAGCAGCTGACTCGTTCACTGTTTCAAACGTGGGTGGGGCAAGTGTCACTGTTGCCTCGATTGCATTCAATCGAATACCACTCTCAGAGTGCCTCAAAAAACTGAGCAAGCTCACAAACTTTTCATGGTATGTCGACTATGACAAAGACATTCACTTTTTCAGCAAAAACACTGAGCCTGCACCTTTCTCAATTACTGACACCTCAAAAAAATATATATACGACTCACTTGTCATCACTGAGGACTTGAGTCAAATCAGGAACTCAATCACTGTTGAGGGTGGTACAAAAATCGGTGATGAGAGGTCAATTTTTGCTGACGGTGACGGTGTGATTGATGTGTTCGACACTGTGGTGAAATTCAGCAATCAACCTGTTATCGAGGTGGGGGGTATTCCTGTCACTGTCGGTGTCGACGGGTTCAATGATGATGCTGACTTCGATTGCATGTGGTCATATAATGAAAAAACAATCAGGTTCACAGCAGGCAACATTCCTGCTGCGGGAACTCGCAACATTGAAATGATAGGCACGCCACTGATACCGATTCTTGTGAGGGTGCCGTCTGCTGTTTCAATCGCTCAATATGGTCTCTATGAGTCAATCATCAAAGACAAATCAATCGTCTCAAATGAACAAGCAATCGCTCGAGCAAAAGCTGAACTATCTGCATACGCTGCCACAATCAATGACGGCTCATTCAAAACCTACACAACAGGCTTGAGAGCAGGTCAGGTGCTCAATATCAACAGCACAGCACGCTCAAAATCGCTCAGTGTGCTGATTCAGTCAGTATCAATGCAGTATCGTGACCATGAGGGGCTGAAACCCGAATACAGCGTCAATTTTGCATCATTGAGGTCACTCGGTATCATTGACTATTTACTCGGTCAACTCGATAGTGACGACCTGCGTGACGGTGAATCAATCACCTTGCTCAACTATATTCAAGCAAGTGAGAACATCGGTGTCTCTGACACAGTCAGTGCCCCGACAGTGACCTCAGCACCGTACAAATACAGCAACGACCCTGAGACAACAGTCAACAAAGGGCGGTATAGTTATGCTACGTTTGCATAAAAACTTGATATAATCAAAATATGAAAAAAGCAATCAGCTACATCACACAAAAAAATGTTCTCAACCCGATTGAGAATGAGGTAATTGAGGTGACAAAACGTGTCGTCGATGATGAGTCTGACCTTGTCGTCACAAAAAGAAAACTCGACAAAAAAGTGCTTGAAACTCAACTCAGTCAAATCGAGGCGGGAATCAAAAAGATGACTGAGCGACGTGATAAAATTGTGACTGACCTTGAGGCATTCAGTCGTGAATCAAAAAAACAACCCTCAATCGTCATCGACACAAACCCCGCCAAAACTAAAAAGGTAAAAAAGGAAAAAGAAAAATAGCATGAAAAAACTCAACACAATACAACAAAATGCAGGCATGAAAATCAAGGGTGAGTACACACTCAAAGTTTTCAAAGCGGGCACGAAAGAGCTTTTGCGTGAGACTCATCACGAGAATCTTGTTGTTGCTACAACAAACGCAGGTCTCGACCTCATCACTCAACACCTCGCAGGGGTGACAACATTCCCGCTTGAGATTGATTCTGCTGCAATCGGCACGGGGCTCACTGACCCCTCATCAAGCGACACAGCTCTCGAGACCCCCGTCTTGACTGGTATTGCTCGAGCTGACATCACGGGTCGTGACTCAACTTCAATCACAATGGACTTTTTCATCACTGATGCTGAGCTCGCAAATGGTTCGTATTCTGAATTCGGTATTTTTTGCGGGGCTCAGCTTTTTGCTCGCTCAGTCATCGAGCCTGCCTTTTCAAAAGCGAGTGGCGAGGACACACTCATCAATTATCAAATCACTTTCATAGCATCATAATATGGCACAAGCAAAAACAGCAGGAAATTCAATACTAGCCTCAGACTTTCATGATGAGAGCACAGGCGGTGCGGGCAAAATTCCCGTGACGAAAGCGGGCGGAAAAATTGACCCGGGTTTTCTCTCGTCAGTAGCAAAAGCGTTTGTGCGTGTATTTTCAACAAGCAATCAAACAATCACAACAACAGCGACAATTGTCACTCTTGATTCAGAATCTTTTGATGATGACGGTCTTTTTGACCCTGTCACTTATACTTTCACCGCACCGAATGACGGCTTTTATGACATCAATTTCAATGGTGCGGGGCAACCCCTCGGGTCGCGTGATGATGCTGAGGCTGCGATGATATACAAAAACGGGGTTGAGCATTCAAGAGCTGTGCACTCTAAACCAGAAAACTCAACAGGTCTAGCGGGGGTGGCGGTGAGTGATGTTGTTCAACTTGATGCAGGCGACACAATCAAAATATATGTCATCTGCTATCGCTCAGGACAAATGAGAATGAACGCAGGGTCTGCAAACACATATCTCACTATCAGAGAGCTCTAGTGTGTAGTATAATAACCCCGCTGACTTCGGTCAGCATGGTGTGTTGGTATGGTCTTGATAAAACGAGACACAATCAATACTGAAAGGCACTCACCTCGGTGGGTGTTTTTCTATGTCCGAAAATTATCCACACAATGTGATGACAAGGGTTGCACTTTCATCATAAATCAATTATGATATAAAGAGGTGAGAGAGAGGGGGTCGACCTCACCAATTATCAACCGAATCAACACACCAAAATCATGAAAAAGAAAACAACAAACAACAAAGACAAAACAATGATGCAGGAAATGGGCGAGTACCTCGATGCAAAAATGGCGAAAGTCACAACATTCGAGGAATCAATCGCAGTGCTCAATCGAACTCTAAATCACATCGACGACTATGAGCGAGCGAATGCGTAACAAAAGCACAGCAGAAAAATTCGTTGACCTGCACAACGCATGGGAATCATTGAAATATCATGTACTCATCGCACTGCCATTCAGCAAATTTTTCAACCCTGTGCTCAAGCAACAAATCATTCTCGAATACCCGCAGGCGTATTGCTACGACCGACACGGTATCTGCGAGTATGACGAGGTCTGCTACTGCAACCGACAGCTGTGCCCGAATCATCAATGCGAGCAACTGCTCACATCGCTCAGCACGACTGACGAATCTATCAACTGTCACCATTGTGGTGCACAAATAACCATTCTAAAAATATGACAAAAATCATTCAAAACTTTGTGGGTATAGTGCTCGGTCTTTCACTTGTTTGTTTGTTTGTTTTTGCTCTCATCGCAGCACTCGACAAACAATCTGAGGTGACTTGTATCAAATTGCAGTCACAGTCAGAGGAATATCGGGACTTTTATCTCACCGAATCAGAAAAGCAACGGTGCGACGCTGCGGGTATTGAAATCGACACAACGGTTCGTGACTCATACGGTGCAATTATTCGATAACAAAATTTATGCAAAAAAAATCAACAAAACGAAAGCTCACAATCACAACGGTGTTGCTCATTACAATCATTGTCGCAGGTTGGTATCTGTTGCTCACGAATACAGGAATGCTCTCGAGCACTGAAACATTCGTGAGAGAACACTCAACCTCAACTGTGTCGAAAGTGATTGACACTGAGTCAGCTGACGAAAAATCAAAGCGTGAGGCTCTTGAGGCAATCAAGACTCGTGAGGAATTCCAACAACAGCAAGCATTGCTCGCTGAGGAAATCTACATCAACGAGCAACGTGCCGAACTTGCCGAACGTCGAACAAACACACTCGACGAACTCAGTAAAGAACGTGCTGCACTCATCGCTCAACTCGATGAAAAAGAGGCACAAAAAACTGCTGAGCTAGACGCTGAAAAAGCGGGTCTCGATTCTCAACTTGAGAACGTGAGACATGGTCTCGTGTCTTTCGGGTCAGCCCCGACGCTCAACGAATAGCAGCAGCTATCAAGAGACATGAGAGTCAAGGCGATTGCTCGGCTCAAGGTCTCTCGGGCGAAAACGGGGCATATCAATTCATGCCTGCAACGTGGAAATTGTACGCTGAGCAAATGCTCAAAGAGATACCGAAACAGACGTGCAAGAATGAGGAAACTGTGGCAATCCTCAAAATTCAACAATTACTCGACAGGGGGTTCAGTGAGCGACAAATTGCTCATGTGTGGAATGGGGGGACGGTAACATGCTCAAGCGGGGTCAACAGGTACGGTGTACCGTTCGACTCATGTGCGTATGGTGACGCAATTTTGCGACATCTAGCATCGACTCAATAGCACCATTGCAAGACGCAATTCACACTCGATTCATTGCTCTCTCATCATAAATCATTTATAATGAACTAGCATGACCAAAAACGAAAAAAAACAAGTAGTGAAAAAAAAGCTGTGGCAATCAGGCTACACGGTGCGAGACATGGGTCATGTATATCGCAAAGAGCCTTTCGACCTTTTAGTCGAGGGTAGCTCAAGAGTGGTATTCGACTCAGCACCAACAAAAAAACAAATTCGTGCTCACGTTGAGTCTGACGGCTCAGTCAAGTATGAGTATTACAAATCGAGCAATGATTCGTTCGCATTCACAGCATCACACATGATTGCTTTCGGACGACCCGAATCACGCTCAAAATAAAAATAATCAACACACCATTATGCAAATTACTAACACAAAAGAATACCCGAAAAATGCCTCAATCATGATGATTGTCTACGGCATGGGCGGGGTGGGTAAGACAACATTCGCTGCATCATTCCCGAGACCACTGCTCATCGACTTTGAGAACGGTGCAAAATACTTCGGTGAACGAGGCATCTCAGTGGACGTTGCTCAACAAAAAGAGTGGTTCACACAAGAGGACTTCAATCAGCTCAAAACAGTGATTGCAAACTATGACACAATCATCGTCGACCCAATCGGTGAGGCAATGCAAAAGCTCATGGAATCACAAAGCATCAACGGGGCAAAGTATCGTCAAGGCGGTACAGGTGACCTCACGATTGCAGGGTGGGGCGAGGTGAAAAAGAAAATGCGAAACTTCATCAAATGGCTGCGAGATACCAACAAGAACATTGTCATCGTTGCTCACGTTGATGAAAAGACTGACGGTGACACTATCGTGCGACGACCGATGATTGCAACAAAGCTCTCAGACGAACTCATCACAATGGTCGACATCGTGGCATACATGGGGGTTGTCACAAAAAAGAATGACGAATCAGGTGAGAGTGAAACAAAGCGTGTGCTCTTTCTCGACCCGAGTGACGAGTCTCGAGTATCAAAAGACCGAACAGGAAAACTCGGCAAGTACATCAAGCCCGAATACGGATATATTGCAGCTCAGCTCGGACATGACACAGCAGCACCCGTTGACGAGGTCAAAACCCCTGCACAAACGAACGAAACCGTGCCAAATTCAAGCGTACCCGCTGAAACCGACACAAAGGTCGACTCAGCACAAATTGACGCTCAGAACGCAGCACAGGACGTTGAACTCGGTGACTTGAGCCTCATTGACCTCAAAGAAATGGCAAAGAGTCTCGGGTTGCCCGTATCAGGCACAAAGACTCAGCTGATTGTTGCAATCTCTAATGCTCAGGCGAGCAAATAGTATGGCAAAAACAATCACTGAGCGATTCACGCTCTACAACGACACAGTGGTCATCGACTTTTACCCAACATCACACCGATACAAGCTCATCAGTGTCGACGGGGTCGAGGTGGGTCAGTGGATTGCATCACCCTCAGCGGTGGTCGGCAAACTCGACAAGTCACCTCAGCTCATGTCATGGGCGGTGAGAATGTTTGAGGAACGAATGCTCGAGCACATGCGAGACGGTGCACAATTCACTCGTGACGACGTTGTGGCAATGCTCAACATCGCAAAGAATGCGTACAATGAACGAAAGCAAGAGGCTGCTGACGTGGGGTCAGTGGTTCACGACTTTGCTGAGCACAATCGAACTGACATCAATGAGGTCGAGCAATTCAATGAGCTGTCTGACACTGACAAGGTGCTTGCGACTCAAGGGGTTGCAGCATTCAATGAGTGGAAATCTGAGGTCAACCCGAAATTCATCTCGAGTGAATTCAGAATCTACTCAAAGCGACACAACTTTGTCGGTCAATGCGACGCTCTCGCTGAAATCGACGGCAAGCTGTACATCGTTGACTATAAAACATCAAAGGGCGTGTACACGTCTCAGGTGTATCAAATCGCTGCATACATGAAAGCGTATGAGGAAATGACAGGTCAAAAGGTGCACGGTGCCAAAATTGTGAACTTCACAAAAGATGACGTGCTCGACAAAGAGCAAAACGTGATTCGCAAAGCGGGGTCATACATGACACACACGGTGAGTCGTGGCGAACTGGTCACATCATTCAAGGTATTCAAAGCCCTGCTCGACGTGCATCGAATCGACCCCGTCATCGCAAAGACGTTGAAATAATAATCAGACTAATTCAAAAAACACACCATGAAAAAAGAACAAAAAAAAGAACTCGCAACAATCCTCAAAGCATTGTCAGACGTGCATGACCTCATCAAAGAATATCAAAATGAGCACGGTGACCATTCACTCGCAATGCAAGCATCAGTGCTCGTCGGTGACCACAAGGGGTACACAGTAAAAAGTGTAAACGTCGGTGAAATCGGCAACCTGCTCGTCTGTGTCGAATACAACAAAGCAAAATTCGTCAGCACATTCGCTGAACGCTCATCATCACTTGATGACATGCTCGGCTCAATTCTTGACCGTGCGAATCATGATTGTGAAAATGACGAGTGCCCGATTCACGGTTCAAAAAAATAGTCATGCAATACGAATACATGACTGAGACCCCGAAAATGAAAAAGGGTCTCACAGGTCGCTCAATTGACAAAGAGGCAACTGAGGCGATGCTGAACAGTCACGGTGCACACGGGTGGGAACTCGTCGCAGTCGTGCCAATCAGCGGGAACACAGGGGTCTCATGGGGTGGAACAACTGCCTCAATTATTTATCACTTCAAGCGAGCAATCGCATAACCAACAAAACACATCATGCAAGTCAAAAGATTCAACATCGTCAACCCAAAAAAGTACACCTCAAACAATGAGGAAAAAACATTCTGGGCGAACGTCGGCACAATGACCGAATTCCACAAAGAGGACGGCTCAGTCAGTCGAATCATCGAGATGAATGACAACAACGTCACATTCTCAGTATTCGAGGCTGAACAAAAAACAAATAACAACGGGGGCGGTCAGCAAAACAATTCTGCACCTGCTGCACAAAACAACTCAGCGAGTGTCATGCCCGAGTACCCTCAAGAGGAAATCAACCCCGAGGACATACCATTCTAATCATGAAACTTTCTGAAATCGACATCAAGATGCGAATTGCTCAGCAAATCAGCAAAAAGTGCTGTGTAAATGCAGCGTATCAAAGCTCAGAGGTGAAAATGTCTGACGACGGTGAGTCATACCAAATCATCGAAATCAAACTCTCAGGCTGTGAGGGTGAAAAGCGAAACGGGTCGAAATTTTGTCAAAAGTGTGCCGACGAGTATCACTCAAAACAGTAGTATGTTTGCTCTCATCGCTCTCATCGCTCTCGTCACGGGGGCATCGTGGAAATGGGTCGCAGGGTGGGTCATCTTGCACCTTTTATTCAAAGACTAATCAATCAACACAATGGCAACCAAAACAAAAAAGGAATTCACAATCAAAGACCTCAAAGAAATCAAACTTGACGCACCAATCGACCCCAAAACTAAAAAACCAAAAAAGGGGGCAAAAGGTGAGGTGCGGTTCGCATTCCCGAACTCACCTCAGACGTACAACAAGCTCGACGCTGAGAACATTCTCATCATCGCAAACTACATCGGCATATTGACTGACGGGTTGCGGTCTGAAATTCTCGTCAACCTCATCGCTGACGTGAAAGCAATCAAAGCTGAGCTCGGGCTCAAGTAGTTATCAATCACAGCTCGAGGGCTGTGAAAGGGTCACTCTCAGCGACTCTCTCACAGCCCTTGAGCATAACCAACACACACCATGTCAAACAAAATCGACGAACGCTGCGAGTGCTGCTCGCAAAGACTCTACAAACCCGCTGTGCTGTCAAAAGGATATGCCACGATGCTTGTCATCATCTCAGAATTTATCGAGAAAAAAGGCGTGAATGTAGTGCACCCCGACAAAGAACTATTCAAGCAAGGTCTGTTCACACTGCCTCAACGGGTCAACATGACAGTGCTCGGTGACCACGGTCTCGTCGCAAAGCACAAAGAACACGGCAACTGGGTGCTCACTCGCAAGGGGGTTGAATTCCTCAACGGTGCTGAGATATGGAAAGTCGTTGCTGTCGAAAAAGCAACAAAGAAAACGCTCGGTCACATTGAATCTGAGGGCAAGACTACTCTCAAAAAATTACTCGGCAAAGATGCACCATACTGGCAAGGTCTCGGGTACACAATCGAGTCAGGTCGGGTCGTGAGGGCATCTGAATTCAACCGATGATGCAGGGTGAAATTCTCTCTCAATGCAAACGATGTTTTTCGATTGAGATACTCACTGACGAGAAAAAGAAAACGACAAAATATCAGCACAGCATCTGCGAGCTGCCGAAAGTGCCCGCAAAAGAATGCTATTCATGCAAACAAAAACCAACTATGACAATACAACTCTCAGACTGCTGCAAAGCAAAAATCAACTCAAACAACGACTGGGAACATCGACACGAGTGCAGTGAGTGCGGTCGTCACATCGGTACACCACTCGACGAGACTGAAAATCAAAAATCAACAACCTCAGACCAACAGCGAAAATCAATGCACTTGCTTTTCACATTCGTCGCAAAAGAATACGACGCTGCAGGGTACGGTCTCATGAAACTGCTTGAGGAATTCCCGACGATTGATGTACCTGTCAACTCAAAGCATGTCAAAGAGATATGGCGTGCAGCTCAACTTGAGCACACAGGAAAAGAATCAACGAATGACCTCACCACTCAGGAAATCAACGAGGTATTCGACATTTTCAATCGACACGTTGCTCTTGCAGGCATTCATGTACCATTCCCGAGTCTTGAGACGCTGTACAATAAAACTCGCAAAGAGCTCGGCTTATGATTGAGGAAATAAACGACGACCACATCAAGGTCATCATTCATGAAAAGGTGAGCACAAATGCGTACTATCGAATGCACTATAAATCACGTTCACCGTTGCACGAGTCGTACTACTGGGCTGCTCGAGAGGCTGTCGATGACATCACATTCGAGGTTGCCGAATTCCCTGTCATTATCAAATACACATTCGCTCTCAAAGGCAATCTGCTCGACTCATCGAATCTCTCAGCAATGGTCAAGATGATTGAGGACGGGTTCGTGCACGCAGGACTCATGCCCGACGACTCAAATCAGTATGTGAAATACACAATGCAGGGCTGTCGAAAATGCGAAAAAGATGAGGACGCACATTGCATCGTTGAGATATTCACAGGAAATGCACAGCTGATTGAGCCCGAGTGATTTTCACAAAATCATTCATGATATAATCAAGGGACGCTCGACCCTTGCACTCGTCGAGTGACTCATCACACTTGCAAGGGGTGATGACTCACTCAATGAGACGATACTCGAGCCTGCACATTATCAGCCTACTAACACACCAAAAAATCAATGGCACAAAAAAGAATGTTCAGCATGAAAATCATTGACAGCGATGCTTTCATCGACATGCCGAACTCGACACAATGTTTGTACTTTCATCTCGGTATGAGAGCAGACGATGACGGGTTCGTGGCATCACCGAAAAGAATCGCAAAAATGATAAATGCAGCAGACGATGACCTCAAATTGCTCATCGCAAAACGATTCATCATGCCTTTTGAGTCAGGTGTCTGTGTCATCAAACACTGGCATATCAACAACAACAGAATCAAAACAGACCGCTATCAAGCAACTGTGTACACCGATGAAAAAAAGACTCTTGATGTAAAGGAAAACAAAGCATACACCGAAAAAACCGTTGCAATCAAAGGCTCAAAACAAATGTCTCCAAAATGTCTCCAAAATGTCTCCAGCTCGGACGCTCAGAGTAGAGTAGAGGAGAGTAGAGGAGAGGAGAAAAACCCTGCATCTGACGATGCGGTCGAGACTAATGAATCAAAAAAAAAGAATCAGCAAATTGTAGACGTGATTGACGCATTCGTTGTCGTCAACTCATCAAACACTCGGTGGTATGCAAACAAGACTCAACGCTCGTCGGTTGAGCACCTCATCAAGACTCACACCTTTGAGCAAGTGATGAAAGTCATCACACTACTGCCGAAATCAAACTTGCTGCCGTACTTCCCACAAATCACAACCCCGACTCAACTCGCTGACAAATGGGACGCACTGAGCAACGCATTTATTCGCAAAAAAAATGAACACGCTGACAAAACGTCAAACGTGATTCTCTAAAAACCAACACCATGAACAACACACCAAACAAACATTTTTTCAAGGTCAAAATCGGCTACAAACCGCACGAGTACATCATCGCTGATGAGCTCGAGGTTGAGAAAGCGTATTTTGTCTTTTTATTCGACGGGAAAACAATCATCAACGGTCGACCACTCAAAGGCTCTCAAATTCTCGACATACTGCCTCACTATGGCAAGCACCTCGGGTTCAATGATGACTATGTGTTCGGGTCTGACCCCGATGACCGCAATCACGCTGAGCGTGAGGGGGTACTCAAGCACTATCAAGGCGTGCAAGGTCTCATTCAAAAGCGAGTGACATACCTCGTTGAAAACAATCAGCAGCAAATGCTCGGCAAAGGTGTCGACATTCCTCAATTATCAGCACCCGCAGGCAAACCAATCGAGGGGCTTGCTGCACTAACTGAAAAAATGAGCTATGGCAAAAAATGATGAACGGCACGAGAGAATCATCAAAGCTCTCATCAACAAAATTGAGGCGAATCTCGGTCACGAATCTGATGCTGCACAAAGAGTGCTCGAGAATCTTTGCAAAAAACACAACATCGACATTGATGAGGTGATGAATCAGAAAACGAAACGCACTCAACGTGAGTATTCGTACAAAAGCATCAATCAGGACATCTTGCATCAAATCATGCTGCGATACGGTGGCAATGACAAAGTGCTCATCAACAAGCGATTCAAGATTCTCATCACTGACCTCACTGACTCAGAGCATCTCGAGGTGACTCATGCAATCGACGTGCTTGTGCCACTATACAAAAAAGAACTCAAGAAAATTCAACAAATCGCAATCAACGCATTCGTGCAAAAACATGACCTGTTTTTCAAAGGTGAGACCGACGAGTCAGACCTACGCATCGGCAAAGAGAAAGAAAAATCAGCGGCTGAGCAACGAGAGGAAATGCGACGGCAAATTCAAATCGGTCAAATGGCTGAGGGTATGCAAGATGCTGAAATCCTAAAGCGACTATCATGAGCAAGAACATTCACATCGACTGCCCTTTCTGCAACTCACCTGCTGAATGGGTCTCTCATGAGGCGATATATGGTAGAATATACAATGAAAAAGCTCACATGATATGGCTATGCCGAAAGTGTGACGCATACGTCGGTTGCCACAACAACACTCGAAAACCACTCGGGCAAATGGCAAACGCTCATATGAGAAAAGCTCGCAAATTGACAAAGAAACTATTCATCAACAAATGCCTCATGGGTGTGTGGAAATGCGACAAGCATCTCAAAGAGTCGGCATACTGTTGGCTCTCTCGTGAGATGAACATCACTCGAGCACAATGTCACTTCGGTGACTTTACTGTCGAGCAATGCCGTGACGCATACCGCATCTTGCTCAAAGTCTAATCACAACACTATGAAATCAACATGCCGAAAATGCGGTCGAACTCTCATTGTGCCCTCATGGAAAACTTGCAATGACTGCGATGATGTACCCTCACACACCCCGAGACCAAAACCACAACCGAAACCACTCAAAGAATCAAACGAGCCTGTGACTGAGTATGCAAGGCGACGTATGACAGGGGTCAATGACTACATGAATGACCGCACAACGCTTGAGGAACTCGCTCGCACAAACCCCGCACAACGCTCAAGACGAAAGTGATATACTGGACTCATGAAAACTGAAATTGAAACAAAGACCGAGAACGATACTGAAACCGAATCACTCGACTCATTTTTTGACAAGGTTGAGCCGACTCAAACAAAGCCTCGCATTCACAACAACAGTGAGAGCACCTGCGTCAGCTGCGAGGGGTGATATACTGTGAGAGGAAAGGAGAACGCAAAATGCAGCTTGAACTTTTCTTTGAATTTTTCGGTGAGTATCACTACCCACTGACAACTGAAAGGGGGTGACCAATCTTGACGGCTCGGAATAGACGAGCAAAAGCCTCATGTGAAAACGTGGGGCTTTTTTACTGTTCGCATTGTTGTGGTCTGATATACTAAAGGCACTATATGGCAACCAACAAAGGAAAAAAGAAAGCGACACGGAAAAAGACACCCGAATCAAAATCAGGTGGGGCTCAACGTGCTGCATCAAAACCTATTCAAGCGAAAAAAGGGGCGAAATCAACAAAGAGTGCAAGCAAGGGCAAGAGTGTTGATGTGAGGCAAAGTGAGGCAAAGCCGTCTTTTGACAAAAGTGCAGCTGATTCAAAACGTCGAGACTGGGAATTCAATCAGGTGCTCATTCAAGATGCTTTCATCAAACTACTCAAAAAGAAAAAGCGAAAGCCGACTGCTGTTGAACTTGCTGAGGAAACAGGACTCTCAACCTCATCAATCGACCGTCACATCAAGATGATGAAATTCGACATGCAATCTGACACATGGCGGTCACTCACACCTGCTGTGATGCACTCGATATTCAAGGGGGCAACCCGTGGCGGTGTGTTCGCTCAAAAGCTATGGCTGCAAGTGGTCGAATCGTGGTCAGAGGACATCAACGTGAATCATGGGGCTCAAGATTCACTCGCTGACATGATTGCTCAGTCGACAGGAATCAAGATGCGAAAAGAAATTGAAAAAAATGCAAAGCACACAAGATAAAAAATCACTCGGCACTGAGTATCAAGAAAACATCAGACGAGACCCGAATCTCTTTTTTGAAAAGACTCTCGGTGTTTCGTTGTGGGAAAAGCAGCTCGAGATTGTTGAGAGTATTCGTGACCACAAACGCACAACGGTTCGCTCTTGTAACTCAGCGGGCAAAACAAAAGTCATGGGCGATGCTGTGCTGTGGTATCTCTATGCGTATGCACCGTGCATTGTGGTGACAACTGCACCCACTTTCAAGCAGGTAAAAAACCAACTGTGGAAAAACATCAAACGCTCTCATGCTCACGCAAAGGTCAATCTCGGTGGCTATGTCAAACAGACTGAGCTCGAATTTGCTGATGACTGGTATGCAATCGGGGTGGCAACAAAAGACGGTGACTCAGGAATGGAATCAATGCAGGGGTGGCACTCACCGAACATTCTTTTTGTGATTGATGAGTCGTCGGGTGTCGGTCGTCATGTCAAAGAGGCTATTGAGGGGGGTCTCATCAGTGAGGGCTCTCGGCTCGTTGAAATCGGCAACCCGACAAAGCCGTCAGGTGACTTTTTTGATTCATTCTCATCACCGCTATACAACAAGATTCACATCAGTGCATTCGACACACCGAACGTGATTGCAGGTGAGACAGTGATTCATGGTCTTGTGACGACTAACTGGATTGAGGACGTGAAAACAAAATACGGTGAGGACTCAGACGTGTACCGTGTGCGTGTGCTCGGTGAATTCCCGAAAAAGGACACTGACACACTCATCTCATTCGACCTCGTTGAGAATGCGATTGAGGCTGAGCGTGAGGAATATGGCGAGGACGAATTCATCGGTCTTGACCCGAGTCGAAAGGGTCACGATGTTGCTGCTTTCATTTATCGCAAAGGCAACAAAGCAAAGGTGCTCGAGACGATTGAGAAAACTGACACAATGGTGCTCGCAGGTAAATCAATCAAGTACCTCAAAGAGTACCCGAATGCACGATTGAGAATCGACATCATCGGTCTCGGTGCAGGTACGTTTGACCGACTGAGAGAGCAACCTGCTGTGAGTGACCGTGTCGAGGGGGTGAACGTCGCAGTGAATGCTCAAGACAAAGAACAATTCTTGAATCTGAGAGCTGAGGGGTGGCAAGCGATGCGTGAATGGCTCAAAGATGCGATACTTGAGCAACACACTGACTGGTATGAACTCGCAGCACCGAAATACAAATTGACCTCGAAAGGTCAGGTACAACTCGAGAGCAAGGACGATATGGCGAAACGTGGTGTGAAATCACCGAACGTCGGTGATGCTCTCGCACTGACGTTTCAAAAACCCACTGAGGGGGGAATCCTTGCACCGATGTGGATATGAGTCTGTTATAATAATTTTAGCAAAAAAACAATATGTCAATTTTCACAAAAATCAAATCAGCTGTCTCAACCACAGTCAAATCAGCGGGCGATATTTTCAATAATCAAACGTGGACACCTTTCAGTCTCGGTCGAGCTGATTCAAATGTTGCCACACTCATGCAGGCAAACAAAAACTGGGTCTTTGTTTGTGTCGACACAATCTCATCATCGTTGTCAGGCATTGAGCTCAAGCTCATGCGACAAACTGCTGATGACAAAGCTGATGAGCAGCTATTCTCACACCCGATTCTCGACCTGCTCAGTGAGCCGAACTCTTTTCTCGACGGTCGTGAGCTCATGTATCACACACACGGTCACTCAGAGCTAGTCGGCAACGCTTACTGGCGAAAGGTCGACAAGCAACTCATTCCCGTACCGCCTCAAAACGTCACAGTGAAAATCGCTGATGACGGTCTTTCTGTTTCAGGGTACGAAATCAAAACAAACACAGGGGGCAAAATCAACGTACCTGCTGAGGAAATTTATCACTACCGATACCCGAATCTCGACAACCCTTTTGTCGGTGTCGGAACTGCTGCAAAGATTGCTGACTGGATTGATGTTGAAAAATTCGCAACTGAATTCAATCGAAACTTTTTCGAGAATGGCGGTGAGGTGGGTGACGTGCTTGAGACTCAAGCAACAACCCGAGAGGAAATCGAGCTCATTCGCAAAGGGTGGGAAATGAAACACCGAGGCATGAGCAATGCTCACAACGCTGCAATCTTGCCGAATGGTACAAAGCTCAACAAGGGCGGTCAGTCGATGCGTGACATGCAATTCAGTGAGCTCGACAATCGGTATCGTGACAAGATTCTTGCTGCATTCGGTGTACCGAAATCAATTCTCGGAATCACTGAGTCAGGAATGTCTCGAGCCGATGCTGAGGCAAAAAACTACTCATTCGCATTTTTCACACTTGAGCCGAAAATGAGACGATTCGTTGAGTGGTTGAACAACACTGTCATCAAAGACCTCGACACCACAGGGCTCTTGTATCTCGACTTTGATTCAATCGTACCTGCTGACAAGACTCATGAGCTTGAATCAATCAAGGCTGGTGTCGCAAATCAGGCATACATGACACTCAACGAGGCTCGTGAGCGTGACGGTCTCTCACCTGTTGACGGTGGTGACATCATTCCTCAACCTCAGACGTTCGCACCATTCGGGACACCCTCAAAGGCAATCAACAAGAAAAAGCGAATCAAGCGTCACTCAGTGGCAACAAAAAATGACACCGCTGATGAAATTGCAGCTCTCGTCAAAGATGTGGCTGTCATCAGTCAAAAATCATTCACTGATGATGAGGACAAAGAGCATCACAAGTCGTGGACAAAGAAAGTGAATCGAACTGAGGCGGTGCACGAGCAACTCACTCAAGACTTGATTGACTTCAATGCTCAGCAAGCTCGCAGGGCTCGAAAATGGGCACGAGAGAACATCAAAGAGGGCAAAGGTATCGAAACAAAGAAAGCTCTCAATGTACTCAGTAAAGCCGACGAAATGGCTCTCACAATCGAACTCATGTCACCTGCTCTCACTGACTTGCTGCAACGTGAGGGTGATGCTGCAATCATGGCTGTCAATCCAATGGTGAAATTTGATGTGAATGCTGCTGCCACTCAAGAACGATTCAGCAAGTACGTCGGTGCTGCATCAGGTAGCTACACCGAAACCACAATCGCAGCTCTCAAAGACACAATCAAAGAGGGTATTGATGCAGGTGAAAACGTCAAAGAAATCGAAAAGCGAATCAATGAGGTGTACGACTACACCGACAAGGTTCGTGCTGAGCTTATGGCAAAGACAACGACGTTCGACATCAGCAATCAGGCAACAAATGACGCATTCGTGCAGTCAGGTGTGGTCAAGACAAAGAAATGGTACACAGCTCAAGATGAGCGAGTGTGTCCGATGTGTGCACCACTACACGCAAAAGAGGTGAGTGTTGAGGCAACATTCTACAAAGAGGGTGAGCACATTGCAGGCGGGTCACCGTCAGCATCAGCATTCCTCGATATGCCGTGGGCACCGCTGCACCCACGTTGCCGATGCACTATCGTTGCGGGCGAAATTGACTACGGGAAATCACAAACTGAGGTCAGTGAAAAAGAGGTCGAGAGTGAGGAAAAATTCCTCAGCGAGATGCTTGAAACACTTGAGAAAAATGACTATGAAAACTAATGAGGCACAACAAAGCATCAGGCTCATTGTGAACAACAAGAGATTGAGCAAAGAGGCATCAAGTATACTCAAGACAGCTGTGATGGCACGTCTTGAAACAATACGAGGCAAAAAGGTGACTGACAAATTGAATGAGTCACTTGTTGAGCAAAGCACGCAGTCAAGAGAAAACGAAAGTGCGATTGCACGAAAAACTCACTACCATCTCAAGAGCATCGACTCGTCGATTCGAGAGCTCATTGATACTATAAAAGAAAAATAATCATGCAATTATTCACCACACCATTATTGATATTCGCAGCAGGTCTCATCGTCGGGTTCGTGCTCGGGTACGGGTTCAGGCACATCATCAAAAATGAAAAATTTGAGGGCAGCGAGCGAACAATCATCTCGTTCGTTGTTTTGATTGTGTGGGTTCTCTCAGTGCTCTATGACATCGGGTCGGCTGATTATCAGACACCGTTTGCAATTCACGGTATATTCGGGGCGATTGTCGGTTTCTTTTATGACAAAAATCCTGCTGACCTTATCAAAGGATTGCGAAAATAATATGCAAAAAAACAAACTCACAAAACGACACCGACTCATCAACATGGCATTCTTTGCCTCAGTGTTCATCATAGTACCGCTATTTTTCACCACACTGATTGAGGAATTTGCCCCCGTTGAATACTTTGTTGATGTACAGCAGCTCGAGGTTGGTGATATGCAACACGGCACATGGTCGCAAAATATCTCACTGACTCGAAAGGTTCGCAAAGACTTATTCGGTCAAACCTTTCAAGAGCTGAGACTCACTCGAGAGGGCGACACCTCAGAAACATTTTTCTTTGCTACTCAAAAAAATCAAGTACCGATTCTTTTTGAGGTGCAAGAGGACAACAACGTTTCATTCGTTCGTGACTGGTCAGAACAAATTGACCGCATCAACCCCGTGACAGGTGTGACCGAACAATTCCCGAGAGTGCCTCAAAGTGTTCTCGAATCACTTGAGGTGGGTGAATCGTATTACTGGACATGGGTTTTTGAATTCGACACAACAAAAGACCGAACTGATATTGTCACAAAACGCTCAAACTCATTCACTATTTTGCCGACAACTCAAGTGATTGAAATCAATATCACCTCACCCGAGTCGGTTGAGATAACACAATGACCATGAAATCAGTCATCACATTCATCATCGTTGCTGCAATAGTTTTCACAGCATCTGCATTCATGGCAACCCGATTGAGTGACGATGTTCACTCGTCATGTCTCGGTACGCTTTCACTGCTCAGAGATTGTCAGTCTTATACAAAATATAAATAAATTCACTATGGCAAACAAAAAAACATTCAGGCTCGGCATCGTATGGCATCAGGTGCGTGACGACTGGCGAAAGGAAATTGAGGAATATGTGCAAGAGCTGTGGGACAAAAACATCGAAAAGCTCGCTGACACTGAGCTCGAAATCACAGCAATCAATTCAGTGACGAATGAACAAGTCAGGCTCAAAGCATTCAAGCGAAAAGGGGGTGACAATCCTGCATTCGGTACTGAGAACGGCAAAGATATTGCTCGTCAAGCGATACCCCTCAACACTTTGCATGACCTCGGTCAGTTTCACATGGTGCTGTTTGCGTATGATGCTGAGAAATCTGACTTGTGGGGTTCATTGTACGACTCAAGAGGGCGAGGAAAAGGCAAGGGGTATGTGACATCATGGTCATTTTTCAATGAATTCTATCTTGATACTGAATACACTGAGCTCGAGGTGAACAATCGACCGTCTGAGGGGCTGGAAAAGGCTCGAGACTCAGTGATTCACGAGATGATGCACGCAATAGTCAAAAGGTGTCAGCGAGGCGGTCTGAGCGAGGTTGTCGACCACATGGACAGCACAATCGTCGACGGCAAGGTTGTTGAATACTACAAAAACAGCAAACCATTCACAAAAGACGGCAATTATCAGCGAACACTCGCATCAGTGACTGAGCATGACGGGTGGTCAATGTTCACATCATTCACACGGTCAGAGGCAATCATCGCTCAATACGAAAAGAACATTGCACCGAAACCGCCTGTCGTTGAGACACCTGTCGCTGTCACAAACGTGCCTGCTCGAATCATCGTGCATCACACTGGGGGCACTGACAAAAACCCACTTGAGGACACATCACACCACACTGCTGCAATCATCAAGAACTGGCATGTGAACGGTCTCGGGTGGTCTGACATCGGGTATCACTGGGTGATTGAAAAAGACGGCAAGGTTGTCGCAGGTCGTGATGAGCGAACTGAGGGTGCTCACACTATCGGTCAGAATCGCAGCTCAATCGGCATCTGTCTCTCAGGTAACTTTGACGCAACACTACCGACTGAGGCTCAAACAAAATCACTCGCTCACCTCATGGAACGAATCATGCAGCAATACAATATCGCTGCATCTGAGATTCACCCGCATCGAGACTACTCAGCAAAATCTTGCTACGGCAAACTGCTCGGTGACACATGGGCTCGAGACTTGATGACACCGCCTGTTGTGGTTGAGCCTGCTCGACCGCTTGCAGGGGTTGCAACAATCGACATGATTGATGAGCTCAAGTACCGAATAAAAACAAAAACTTTATAAATCAATCTGATATAATAAATTTATGAATACATCAAACACATTCACAGCAAAAATCAAAGCTCTTTTCGGCTCGGTTCGATTCTGGGTTGTGACTCTCACAGCGATTGTCGCAATTCTTGAATCTCAGGTCGGGGGCACTGATATTGCAGGCATTCTTGAGATAGTGAAAATCTACCTCATCACGGTTGCAGGTATCGGGACGGTTGACAGTGTTGCTCGCAAAATCGGGGGTGAAAGCAAACCCGAGATGACGAGTGAACAGCTCATCGAACTGCTCAAGGCTGACAGTCAAAAATAAAGCCTATTTACTACCTCACACCACTCACAACATTACTCAAAACTAATTCATAAAATATGGAAAAGACAAAACAAAATCACATCAAATATACTGATGAAATGGCAAGTGAACTGCTCAAGGCAATCACTGGCAAAAGTGCAACCGATGCTGTGAGTGGTCTCGAAAAGCTCGCTGCAACAAACGGGACTTTCGACGTTGTCATCTCAACTGATGACATCGACCGCCACGGTGAAATCGTGCGACAGTCGGGGCTCAACACTGAGTCATTCATGAAAAACCCTGTCGTGCTATTCGGGCACAACTCATGGGGGCTGCCAATCGGTGTTTGTACTGAAATCTCAAAAGAGGAACGAGACGGCAAAATGGTGACTCGAGCAAAGGGTGTATTCGCATCACACGCTCAGGCACAAGGTCAACGTGAACTGTACGACATGGGTGTCGCTGCAACTTCAATCGGGTTCATCGAAAAAGAACGAGAGGGCAACATGATAACTGAATCAGAGCTGCTCGAATTCTCTTTTGTGCCAATTCCTGCAAACCCTCATGTGCACGCTATTCGTGAGGCGGGTCTCGATGTTGCTGAGCTTGCTGCAAAAGGCTTGCTCGTTGCAGACCTCAAGACTGGCGATGACGTTGCTGTGAATCAAGACGATGACAAAGACGATGACGATGCTATACTTGAAAATGAAAACGACGATGAGACTGCTGATGTTGAAACAACTGATGCACCTGTCGACGAGGTCATTGAAAGTAGTGATGAGGAAATCGAGCCGACTGACACTGAGAAAATTCTCGCTGCAATCGGTAGCATCGACAGTCGTCTCTCAACTTTAGAGAATAGCAAGAACAGCGAAACCGCTGATGTTGCAGGTTCGGAGAGTGAGGGGACTGACGACGATTCAGAGGACTCAGACGATGACTCAGACACTGAGCCGTCAGCTGATGAAACTGATGACGCTGTCAAATTCCTGCGAAACCGTCGCAAAGCTCAGAAAGCTGCAAAACTCATCAATGAGGTGCTTGCTGACATGGCGGTTGACGCAA